TGACCTCGGCTCCGAAGCTGCTGACGTCCTGGAGCGAGCCGTTCTCAGGATCGCGGGGGATCAGGTTCAGCGGTATGTACTTGATGACACGTCCGGCACGGATAGCATCGAGCCACTGTGATATTACCTCGTCGAGCGCATCGAAGCACTGTGACTTGCCACCGCTGAATACGCTCTTGCCGCGGCCTCTGTATTTCTTGTCGCTGTAGAATTTCAGCGGCAGCGCCATGATGAAGTCACCGGGGAACTCTACAACAGGCTCTATATCTGCAAGCTCCGGTATTGTCGAAAGCGGCCTTGCACTTCCGCTGCTGTCGAACAGTACTGTCTCTATTCTGCCCTTGGTATATCTTTCATGGAGCTCATACCGCATCGATCTGACATTGTACTGCGTGCGGAAGGTCACAGCCTCGACTATGCCCCTCTTCTGTTCTATGTCTACTCTGTCACCGCTGATGAACTCAACGATCGGATAAGGTGAAAGGTCAGTGTCTATCGAGATCTTGAACGCACCGTCACCGCTGACGAGCGTGTCTGTGACAGCCTGTCCGACCAGCTGAGAGAAGTCTATGCTTTCAGCGACCTCGTCCCACTCTGCCGGCGCTTCAATGTCGTCCATATCAGACTTCACTATGTAAGACATAGTGTCGGCCATTACAGCAGGGAGTCCGCTGTGTATCTTCCTGATCTTGCTGTTCGCCGGCAAAGTGCTCCAGAAGCCTCCGGTGTTTGTCTCGGTCTGATGGAAGAACTGAAAGAGCTCGTTCACATCGCCCTGGTACCAGAGCTGAGACCGCAGGACCTCCAGCTCTCTTGTATGCTCTCGCTGTATTACTATCGCCTGCTCGATAGGCGGCGGTATTATCTCGAGCCATGTCTGCATTTTCCTTTTCGCCCACTTTCCAAGTCCCATATTATCCTCCTAACATCTGCATGGTCTCTGCCACTCCCGTTGTTGCATCGGGAGCATCATCATGCGCGTTCTTCCCCTCACGCTGATATGATATCATCGCGTCGTAGTACTCCGGGAAGCGGTCGCGCCAGTTCACGGGAAAATATATATGCTGCATCACCCACGTTGCATAGGTGATGATCCTTGCTTTCTTGTTCGCACTCTGATGGAACCAGCTCCAGACCGTCAGCCAGTTGTGAAGCTCTTCCTCTGAGATGCGCTTGACGTTTCTTGCAAAGCCCTTGCCGCCGTTGTTGGATTCTATCCGGGCGTTGTTCACTGAACGCTCCTTGTGGCGGCGGGCTGTCTCCGGCTCAGTGACTTCCATAGGTGCCTTTGTGAAGTACACATCAAGGACGTAGGCCTCACGCTGATACACTCCCCAGATGATTGAACACAGCCAGTCGCTGCCGTCATCTGCCGTATCAGTGTAGCTGTAGATGCCCTCGAAAAACGGAGGCTGTTCTGTGTATGTCCTGAACGACGTGTACAGCCTGCCCTTGATATCAATAGGCTCCTGCTGATAGTTCGCACTTGCGATGTCTGCACCCATGGCTCTGATCGTGGCCTGATAGCTGTCATAGCTGAGGATATCGGGACAAAGCATCTCGCCGGTGTCCTTATCGTAGGCCTTCATGCAGATATGCCTGTGAGGGATATTCTCTGTCTTACAGAATTCAAGATAACGGCCTGCCAGATCATCAGTTGCCCAGCGCGTCATAATGATTATGACCTTAGCGCCTTCCTCGCGTCGGCTGAGCATGGTGTTTGCGAACCACTCCCAGTGCTTCTGCTTGACTGCCTCGTTGTTCGCTTCCTCAGCGTTCTTGATAAGGTCATCAATGATCATCAGAGTACAGCCGAAGCCGGTAGCTGTACCTGTCGGAGAAGTCGCAAGGTAGTTGTTGTAGCCGCCTTCCAGGGACCACAGATTCATAGCTCCGTCACCGGGCTTAATGCGGACCTTCGGGAAAACGTCTGAAAACACAGCCTTGTACTTGTCAGCCTTGATCTCAGAGATAGTGTTCCTGACGTTCTTTGAGAACATAGTTGACAGCGTCTCGTTGTAGGAGCCGATCATGATCTTCCGTGTAGGATCCTGTCCAAGATACCACTCAGCAAAACAGCAGGCTGTTCTCGACTTGCCGTGGCGTGGCGGCAGATTAACGATCATGGCCTTGTCATCGGATTCAAGGAAGCTCTGGAACTCGTTGCAGAGCGTGACAAGGAAGCCACGCTCCGGCTTGTAGAAGTCAGGAGCTTTCAGCCGGCAGTAGTCGAAGAAACTGCGCCGTGCCAGTTCGATGCGGGCGCCGAGCCTGATCAGTCTGTTGTCATTCTCCTTCAGCAAGCTTCCTCAGCTCCTCGGTAGTCAGTCCCTTGAAAGGATCGTTGACATCGGCAGAGATGCTGCCTTCGATCTTCGTAACGTACTCGCCGGTCATCTTGTTGAGAATGTCGATAGCTCTCAGCCTGTCCTGTGTTGCAGCAGTGCCTTTTGCAATGTCCGAAAGCATCGCTCTGCGTTCTTTCGCAGTCAAGATCCTCTCGTCCTGCGCCTTTTCGGTCAGTTCGCGGATATATTCGGCTATTTTAGTATTTTTTAGTAACTTGCCCGCATTCTGTCCTGCGAACTTCTGAGAGTATCCTGCCTGTACTGCGCTCCAGGCGGCATTACCGCTCTGAGCGTAAAACTCGGCGAATTTCTTCTGTCTCGCATTCACGGTAACACCGTCCTTTCTGTAACAGAAAACCGCTCCGGTAATCCGGAACGGCTTCTGGTGTGTGTGGTCAACTCTTTTCAGGGGAAGAAAGCGAAGGCGGAGCGACTGCGCCGGAGAGACACCGTGAACCATATGGAGAACCCGGCGCAGGAAAGTCACGCTCTTCTTTCCGCCTGCTTTCATACTATCACTATACCACATTAAAAGAGGCATTACAAGGCACGAGAGGGCACAGTTTTTCAATTGCCTGCTTCTGCTTCTTCCTCACCGTCCTCGGCGCATAGTGCATAGATTCCGCCGTTTCCTCTATCGTCTCAAAGAGCAGATAGCGATGAATCAACACAGATTCCAGGTCAAAATCATTCAACAGCGAGATAGTGTTCTGGATCCTCTCGACCGCGTCAACGGCTTCGGCTCTCTGCCGTTCCACTTTCTCCTCAAGCTCTGCAAGTTTCAGGAGAGCGTTTTCCGTACTGTTTTTGCCGCCGTCAGTCTTGCCGGTGTCAGTGCCCTCCCAGTTGATAGAGAGCCCCTGCGCACGCTCCCTGTGCCTCTGCACGAGAATATCAAGAGCCTTTATTTTTTTGTCTGCATAAAATGCTGAGTTGAGCCAGCGTCTGAGCTCCATTTCTTTTACTGTCATATTTTCATCTCCTGAATCTTACCGGTTCGCAGTCAACGAACCTTCCGTGAACTATGAACTCCCATGCTCTGACCGGACTGAGGAAGAGAAAGATCTCGGCGGTATGCCTGGAGCGTATCAGCTTCCCCGTCTGTTTGTTCCGCACTGCATAGAGCTTATACATTCTCTGTATCCCCCCACCTCAGCACGGATCCTGTCATAAAGCTCGTCCGCCTTGCTTGTATCACTGTGGTGAGCGAAGAACGCTCTCCTCAGTACAGGCTGAACCTCACGAAGCAGCTGGCGAAGCTCTCCTATGTATGCTTTCGTCTCGGTCTCCGAATAGTACTTACCGTTTATCATCACAGGCATCTTTCCTTACCTCCTCCATTATCTCTCTGATCTCCTGCAAACTCAGCTCCCGGCAATCCCTGCCTGTCCGCATCACGGACAAGGGACAGCTCAGGCAGTGGATCTGCTGAGAGCAAATCTGTTCGCGGCTCTTAGGACCGTGCTCAGTCTTCTTCTCTGCTCTGTCAGCGTACTTCCATCTGTACCGGCAGCCATCAGTGCTGCGTCCACCCTCGCTGCTATGAGCACAGCTGATGCAATCCTCAGCTGCTGTTCCTAAGCGCCTGATAGTCTCAGCTGCTTCTCTGAGTATGTCATCCATAATACTCTCCTTTCAGAACCATATCGTCCGCAATATCACACATATAGCATAACAGCGGGTTAATACAGTTTCCGTTGCATTCGGGTGAAAAAGCATATTTGCAGTAATAGCACGGAATACCTATCTCCTTGTAAATATCTTCAACTGTTTTCACGGCCTTCCTCCTTTTTCAGATGCTCAGAGTATTCTCTCTCTATTTCGCATTCGGAACAGCGACAGTATCCATTATCATCGAAGTTATAACAATTATTCATTGTATAGGGACAGGGTTTGTCATACCATGTACGGTCATCCCAGAAATTGTATTCAGCCATTGCTTGCCTCCTCCAGTATTTCCTTGTATTGCGTGTACTTTCTAAGTTTTGATTTTTCACGAGCTATAGCGTTCAGAGTTCCTTTCGCCTCTCTTTTATACCCAGCTGCGAGGCACTCCTTGCGCTTTTGTTCGTAAAAACCGATGTCGTTCTCGTGGATTCCAATGTGTGTTTCGACCGTTGATAGCCACTCCTCGACACAATTCGTGCCATACAACAGATCCGACGCGGCTGCGAGCTCGGCTATCTTCCTGAATCTTCCGACAGTGTTATTCCCACTGTGAAAAAAGCGGTCGGGGTCTATGGCGACCTCGCAGTCTTCTGGTCTTTTCATTTCTATCAGCATTTACTCTTTGCCCCCTTGATTCTTGCTTTAAGCGCCGCAAGCAGGCTCTCCTGCGTCGCGTCCTTATCCTGAAGGGATGCCATTACCATTTCGTCGGCGCTATTCTTGACGATAAGGTGATGTATTATTACCCGGTTCTGCTGCCCCTGCCTGTACAGTCTTGCGTTTGCCTGCTGATACAGCTCCAGAGACCAGTTCAGCCCGAACCAGATAATATGGCTGCCGCCTGCCTGAAGATTAAGCCCGTAGGCAGCCGACGCAGGGTGCGCAAGCAGAACGTTCAGCTCGCGACGGTTCCAGCGGTCGATATCCTCGGCAGTTTTCAGCTCGCCGTAGTTCAGCCTTGCCTTATGCAGCAGCTCTGACAGCCTTTGCAGCTCGTGCCTGAAATTGTAAAAGGCCAATACAGGGCGTCCTTGTGCTGCTTCGATGAGCTCCATGAACGCTTCGGTCTTGCAGGTGTGGACGTCGACTACCTTACCGTCGGGAGAGGATGCAGCTCCGCCTGCCATTTGCAGGAGCTTGTTTGTAAGCACGGCAGCCGTCCCTGCATCAAGTACGTCCTCGTCAACCTGGAGGAACATATCGTGCTCAAACT